AGTGATAGAACGCACATCTACATTCTCATTTACTGAATCTATAGTAATATCACCTTTTCCATCTCTTGTAGGAATATAGACGTTTGAGTTTACAGGAATAGGTGATGGATCTGTTTTCATACCGGAGTTCTTTTTCAGCTTGGTAGAACCCTCTATTCTACGACGCACATCTGACAAAATCTGTTGGGTTTTAGCTGGTGAAGCATTTCCCACCTCAACCTTAACCAGATTATACTGAGTAGACCTAGCAACACGAGACAATACCAGCATATTATCAAGAAGATTTACGATTCTGAAAATATATCTAGCATTATCAACGATTGAAGTACCTACCACTTTATAACAGGTTACATCCTCAACTGCTCCGTCACCATTCCTTACCTTAAGCTTTACTTTCTCTCTCTTTGAAAGCTTAGAACTCATAAAGTGAACGAATGTATCTGGACTCTCGAAGGATACCTTATTCTCGTCAAAGTCCTCATCTCTATAGCCCAGAATCTTACCCATATACTCTACACGAGTGACTTTATAAGGCTGTGTTACATTCTCATAGTACACATTCTTGACTCCTGAATTTGGGTCTCCTATATAATACTCTCTCCTACGAAGCTTGAAATCTCCATGCTTTACTACCTCAAAAACCCATTCCCAGATTCTATCCTCTACATTGACATTATTCTCTAGGAAATCCTGTAGGAATACTCTAAGCTTCTCATCATCTGATTCGATAGATACTATCAACTTCGTTTTCTCATCTACCTGACAAGCATCATCAGCTATAATCTCCATAGCTGAACCTACAACTGAATCTCTTGCCATTTCTTCATTCTCTCTGAAAACTTCATCAGATGAATAATCAGCCTTCAACTCTGCAAGAATCTGTTCGGTTTTAATATTATCACTGCTTACCATGTTAGCAAGTGATTCAGGTGAATGTGTAGTTACTGCTGACTCTGTAATGGACTGCACATCACCATATAATAAGCTATTGCCTGAATTATCCTCATCAATGGTAATCTCTTTTATAGTACTCTGATTAGCATCTGGTTGCTCCTTTATCATGTGTAGTTCCTCAATAATTTCAGAGGATTCTGATGCTGTATTAGAACCCCTACGAAACAAATTAAAGAAACTAGGCATATTACTATAACCTCCTCTACATTATTTTAAAACCAACCGAAACCTCCGTTAGCTCCGTACTCCATATCTTCAATAATGTCATCTATTTGTTTATCAATCATATCTTCTACCGACATAGCATCTGGTTCGAATAATGTATTTTGGTCATTTGCATATAGGAAGTCATTTAAGGTTCTACCCTCTTGTGCTCCTTCACTAATCTTAAATTGAAGTGCGTTCTCAATTGCGCCGCAGTTATGAACGAACACACCTGCATCAATACCAAAGTTATGAATAGTATTCAATCTAAGGTCATATACATAGTGGTTATTTGGTACTATTTCTATGCCTGATATATCAATACTGATTGAAGTACTATACTCCCTAGAAATAAAAAGCATAAGAGAATCATTTATCTGAAGTTCCTCAGCTTTTTTATAGGAGCCATCTCTCATCAATACAAGATGGTCACCTGTCACTGAAAAGGACTTTCCATTATCTAGTGATATCTTATATAGCTTTTCAGGAATAAAGCTCTTCCTGATAACCTCTTCTATCTTTACTGGAACTATCTTCTGGTTTTCAACATCACATGCTAATATCCAATCATCAAGAATGTCCTTATTATTATTATAGAGTTCCTCTATTGTTAGCTCTTCTCCTGATAATAAGAATAGCTGCGTATCATAGGATAAACATAGGCTGTCTGCGGTGTCCTTTTTACCAACGGTACCATCAGAATTTATCTTTACATGGTCAACCTTATGACGAGCTCTGTCATGTACAACATTGAAGATTTCATTTCTGAATATCTTGTAATCATACATTCTCAATCGACCTTCATACATGATTTCTACTGTATCAAGATATGCTTTATCTGTACGGTCAACTGATTGATATTTTACATTGAATCCCATCTCCTCAAGAATCTGTCTTGATTCCTCAGAGTTGAAGATATCGTAGGATACCATGCCTATCTTCATACCTATAGTATTTGCTAGGTATATTACAAAGTTTCTTATCTTATATATTGCAATCTTCTTCGGAGGTTTAGGAGGATTTATCTGAAGCATGAAGTCTACTCCAAATATAGGTTTTTTAACTCCATCTTCCTCAACTACCTCATCCACATACACACATGATATACCTGTATCATCTCCTGTGATTGACTGGTCAATATGCAAGAATCTTGGTCTTTCAGGATGCTTTAATCTGAAGTCACTTCTCAAGAAATCCTTAATCTGAATGTTATCACCTGTAGATACGACTATGCTCTCTGAAATGAACGGATGATGAAATCTACTATCCACACAAGCATTATATACAGCTACTGATGAGAATAGCTTACCAGAAGATGCTACTGATACACCACCCATATCCTGAAGAGAACGCATGATATTTGTCTCAAATCCTTGACGCAAGTCCTCTGGTACTCTTATGAACTTATCCTGAAGATGATTAGGAAGTTTCTCTATCTCTTTAGATATCTGGTCATATTCTTCTATACCATCTACATAATTTTCTTTCTTTAAGCCTTCTGACAATCTGAAGTTATTCACATCATCAGTACTTCTAACGATATGAGGCTCTAAGTAATCAGTACCCTTACATACATAGAAAAATTTCTTACTGAACTTATCTGGCTTTACTTCCCACTGAGAAGGTGCACATACAATAGTATGAGGGTCATTTCTTGAAGCTGCTATCTGTCTTTCAGTAACAGAGCTTTCATGAGTTGCAGATGATACAAGGATATTAAGAGAATGGTTGATACCACCATCAATAATGAATCGAGAGTTAGCACGGTTCACAATACCTGCATACATCTCTGATGCTCTTTCTGCATTACCTGAATCTCTATAACCGCCTACGAAGTTAGCCTCATCCATGATAGTTCCGATAACACTCATACCAATAGAGTCGCTCGAACCAGAACCATAAGCAAAGGTCAATCCCTCTGGAAATAGCAGAATATCTTTCAAACGCCCTTTTCTAGGAAAGTTATCTTTAAAATATGGTGACCTGTCTATCCAGTTTCTAATCTCACCGAAACCTGTTCTCTCTGCCTGAGTTTTATTAACTGAGAAGTACAAGAACATGATGGAGGTCTTACTCATCAACTTGAACAGAGCATTGACATTCTTCCAGCAAGACAACTCATACAGCTTTCTTAACATCAAAATCTCTGCACAGGTATTATGAGATACAATACCATTAAAGCAATAAGAATGGTCTTCGTCTATGGTCAAATCCATAGTATGACAATGACCTTCTTGAATGTCTACTATCTCATCATCAAACCAGACATTTACTGTTTTGACATCGTATCTTGGTTCTCTCTTTAGGATTGCTAAATCACATATCACAAGAGATGTCTTATCATCTATAATCATCTCATACAGACTGCTATCCTCTAATACATACTCAACTACTCTGTAATTGACTCCGAACATAGAGAATAAAGAAGCTACGTCATATATGAACTCTTTTTCCACACTCATGACTGATAACAGTTTACCAGAATTATTGAAGCTCCTAGATGCTTTTCGTGATAATACACCTTTAAGATAGCTTGCTACGCCATTCTTATCAGCTCTTAGAATCTGATATGGAACTTCATAGGATTTTCCGTCTACACCCCAAGCATAAGCTTCGTCAGGATTTACCTTATACTGACCGAAAGGTGAATTTTTTCGAGTTAAGATTATCTTATTTCCTATGCTTAGGTCTTTAGATTCTACCCACTCTTTCTTGCCATCTTTAATGACTCTGAATTTATGATTAAGAGTACACTCTACATACCTACCTGACTTGAAATGCAGGATTCTTGTATCTGCTTCTCCATTATCAAATACATCTGTACAATCCCTAATCCCTGATTCAGATAAGACCTGAAATCTCTCACCTTTATTATGAAATCTATCATATAAATCCTCAAGCGATAGAAGTCCTATTGATGTAGGAATCCTTGTCTCTTTATTCAGACAGGATTTACCTATACCGATTGAGTTATGCACAAATACTCCGCAACTCAATGCGAAATTATGATACTCATCTACGGTAATATCATAGACATCCTCAAGCTCATCAAGTACTTCTACACCCACAACTTTATGATTTTTATATACATATCCAGTTGCTTTGATATTATCTGTAAACTCTTTCCTATCATATATACCGAAACAATGAAGCAAAGTATTCATGTGGCTTGTACATTCAAGATGTGTACCATATACCTCATTAAGATATTTTGAAACGTCACTCCATCTACTATACTTTAGCACAACATCCTTGAGTACATCTAGACTTACTCCAATTGATTCATAGAAACTTCTCTTTTCAGAAAGAATTTTATTTGCTCTGCTCTTATTTCTACCCCTGTATATCTCTGCTCTCTTTTCTTTCTCTTTCGTACCTTCATCACTATCCCAGAAATCAGATGAAATTCTAGAAGCATTTCCTGAATTATTCCAATCAGATAGCCTTGCACTTCTTATTTCTTTTTCTTTAGCTCCCTCATCACTATCCCACCAAGCCTTGCTACCTATCCCTACAGATTCTTTCCATAATCTAATATCTTCTTCAGAAACACCTATCCTATTATTCCAATTCTCAAGATTTTTAGCAGATTGAAGTCTACCTCTTTCAGACCTAGAATAAATTAAAGCTTTCTCTCTAACATCAGACCAATGACCTGTAAGATACTCTTCGCTATTAGCAATCTCTTTCATAGTTTTACTCATCATATTACGATAATCAGAATCATTTTCCCATCTTCTCTTTGTAGCATCGCTTAACTTAGCTCTTATAATTGCACCTTTAATAGGATCTTGCATAGCTTCTCTTAGGAGAATACTGTGCAATCTGTAATGGTCATACATCTCCATAGGTACAAGATTCTGAGGAGTATTGTTTCTTTTATTGAAATCATAATGATGAGTTACAACTACACAATCACCTCTATCATCATGAATTTTATTTATTGCATCTTGATGTAACTTCTTACTTACTATAGAATGAGTTAATCTATACATGCCATCTGAAGGATTGTATACCCTCTCATACCCATCAGGACAAGATCTGTCACCCTTGCCCTGCTTTATATACTCTCTATATAAAGGCATCAAAGATTCTCCGATAGCAAGCTCATCAGCTCTTTTATAGGAGCCATCTCTAAGCATGAATGGATGGTTCGGAGTGCATTTTATTTCTTCTCCATTATCGAGGGTAACTTTGACAATCTTAGCCTTTACCTTTGTTTTTCTAGAAGCATAAGCTTTTCCTGGTACTATATTCCCAAACTTATCGCAAGAGTATACCCAGAAGGGATTTAAAGTTCCCTCTCCATATTCATCTATAAGCTCTAAGAAAGATAACTCTCTCCCATCAAGCATACTTATCTTAGTGTCACCAGTAAAACATCCTCCGAGGATCACCTGATTGATTCTCTCCTCAGGTTTTCTATCTTCTCTGAATACATCTACAATGAAATCCTGCCAATAAGGATATATTGATTTACAATCCTTACCCACATAATACTCTGATGTAATCCAATCCTGAATAGGAACTATGTCTCTTATCTGTTCTGGCTTAGATACATCCTCACGTCTCTTCATTTCTTCTTGAAGTAGCTGAATAAAATACTCTTTTTCAGTAGATGACATAGAAGTGAATGAACTTTCGCTTCCCAGTAAATCTTCTATACCATAATGACTTTTCTTTACAGGCAATATCACCACCTCCATGCTGATAAATAAAAAGAGAGTACAAGAGTTGAAAGTATCTTACATACCTTTAAAACCCTTGTACTCTCTTTTGGTCAATTTCTATACCTGTATAGTGTGAAGTAACTAACCAATCATATCATCTGTAATATCTGCCTTGACTTATTTATTCTCATTACCTGAACTAATCTCAAGAAGAAGAGCTTTTAACTTCTCACTAGGAATAGATGATAACAGCAAGGACAGCTTGTCTACCTCATCTGACTCACCATTGGACTTCAACTTATGGTCTTTCAATCCCATAATAGTTCTCTGATTCAAAGCTCCCAGTTCTTTATACATAGCAAAAGCAAGTTTTACTCTCTCTTCAAGCTCATCAGGAGTTAATCCCATTACTGCTGATTCATCAAACATAAGCTCGAATGAAGAATCCAAGAACTTACTCAAAGCTCCCATCTTACTATAATTTGATAGGGTTGTCCTTGACATACCATAATCCATCTTGACCATGCTGTTTCCTACATAGGAATTTAATTCGTCAGATGGTAAGCTCTTCTCTCCATTGAACCAATCTAACAGGTCTTTGTCAATGTCACCTGAACCAGGGTTGGAACCTTTAGTTGAGTTCTGAAGCTGGTCTGCAATAGCCTTTAATTCATCCATCTTTTTAGTGGCCTCAGAATCATCTTCCTCTGACATAGCTTTTTCCAACTCTGATTGAGAGTCTGCTCCTAGGATGCTCAATAGGTCCTCATTTTCAATCAGATTATCAGAAGCATCTTCAACTACACTCTTATTCTCTTCACTCATGTATATATCCTCCTTAACGATTTACGAATTGCTTTGAATCCCTTCCTCAGGATTCTTTACGAACAATATGAAATTGTTCAAGTCATCTCCTTCAAGTGTATCTTCTATACCTAATATCCTTGCTACTTTATAGCAACTCCTTCTGGTAGCTATCATAGTCTTATTAAAAGACTTTGCCGTTACTCTAATGCCTTCATCTGTAAATCCGTATCTTTTTATGTTCAAGAATATTCTTACTGATTCTAAATCCCTCTCAAGAGTTTTTGATGAAGGTACTTTAAAAGTTGTACCTGACATAATATCTATGAATCTTAGGTAATCATCTCCTAGGAGATATCTTACAAACTCGAGCCAAGGACTATTGATAGAATTTTGGAAATATTCTGCAAAGGTATCTTTTTCTAGGTCTGTTAAATCGTATGTAGAAAAAACGCCTTTAACCTCCAATTTAGGATTCACCTCATATTTCTATCATTTCATTATTGTTCCCTCTCTTTCTTTTTCCATAGAATCAGACCTATAATTCTACCAATAGCATCCTGCTCTACGGATTCATCATACTGTTCCTTTAATATAGAATTACAACACACAAGGGTATGAGAGCAATCTCCCATACCCTCTATGTGATATCCCATTTGTTTCATCTCATCTACGACAAGTTTCTCAATACCTTCTCCGAAGGAATCCATGAACTTAATGCATATAGAGTGAATCAATCCATAATTTATAGTACACCCATCCATCTCAAAATAAGAATCTTCTCTACCATCTTCTTTTAGCAAGGAATCAGTGTCAACAATAGAAAACTTATTCTGATGGTACAGATAATTATGCATCTCATTTCTCATACCTGAGTATATGTAATTAACGAATGAACCTCTCTGTTTCGTCCATGAATTTGCATTGATAAGATTAAGAGCCTTTAAAACCCCTACTGATACTAAATCATCTTTATCCTTCAAGGAGGCGTAGAAATGCTTTCTTACGACTATTTCAGCTAACTGTATTAACTTCTCTCCAAGCACCTCTGGATTATTGATATCTTCCTCTGTCAGCTGTAATATCATACAATCTCCCACCTCCTTTTCAGAAGAATAAACTATGCAGAGTTCTTATAAAGTTCTCTCATAATGAAACAATCCTCTCATCAATATTTTGTATTTTAGGGTTATTATCTCTTGCCGTATACTGAATTTCTTGAAGCTACAAACCCCTGTGCTGGTGCAGTAGCTTGAGAGCTTACTGCCTGTCTCTTATCCATAGCATCCCTTATCTTCTGATACATGCTCAAGAACGTAGCCTGAAAATAAGGCATATCCAGAAAAGCGTTCTTAATCCATGGAGACATATAGAAGTTTACAATAAGTGCAAAATCCTGCTTGTAGATGTCTACCAACCTCTTAATATCCATGTGACGAATTTCAAACCCGCAATAACCTCTCATGGATTCTGTCATAACTGTATTGAAGTCTGACTGAAGATCATCTTTAGGAATGTTTAAGAGTTCGTTGATAGTCTTTAATACTGCATCTTTATCACCCTTATATGCTGCAATCAAGAAATCGCAGTACAAAGTGATTGAGGACTTAATACTGTCTTTGAAGTCCTCTTCTCCGAGCAGATTATACTTGTCCAAGAGCATGTGAGCATTTCTCA